CTGGAATGCAGGTCGTGCTCATGTGCTCATCCCTTCAATGCCGCGCCGGGTTCGCGGCGGTGAGTCCCGGTGAAGCCACCCGTAACCCGTTGGGATTGCGGGGAGAGTGGTTGGTCACGCCGCGCGGATGTTTTTGGCGGCGACGACAATATCAGAACCAGTCAGAAGAGTCATTGCGGAACCTTTCAAATGGCACATTGCAGGGTGCTCGGGCGGAATGCCCGAAACCGCACCCACCCGCGTCAGCAAGTGGGGCAGGGAGATCAGACGGCAAAGAATCGGGCGCGATCCTGAACCAGCGTCATACACGAACCGTCGCCACCAATGGCCTTCAGGATGAACCCCTCTCCATAAAAGCGGTTGGCGTTCTCAATCTCGGCGTTATAGCACGCGGCATCTGGGCACCGAACGAGCGTCCAATCACCTTCCGCATAGGTGAGGGTCAGGTATTGGGTGCGATTGACCCACACGCCAAAATACGAAGCGTCCTGGTCGGTGTCGTATTGCTCCCAACCTTCCGACACGAAGTCCTCGGCGAAATCCACGGCGTACCGCGCGCCAGGCGAGAACATGCGGAAGATCCCATTACCGCGTTCATTGGTGTGTGAAAGCTCGGAGAAACGGCTTACAAGCTTGGCAACAGATCCCATTTCCAATCCTTTCAAGTGCGTCACCTTGCAGGGTGACTAGATACCGTTAGTGTACTAGTACATCGGAGCAATTACAAGCCCTTCCACCGTGATTCCGCACACTTTCTGCAATCTTTCTTTCAGCAAGATCCCACAACCAAACGACACGAGACCACACATGCACCATAGATACACGCACACCAACGCACTAAGTTTGCAAGCACTAACCCACGACTGGACAAGTCGGGCGAAGCCGGGAACATATTCCCGCCAGATGGGAGTGCGCCAAGAGTGCAAGAGTCATCAAGGTCACCATTCATGCCCACCATCCGCCCGCTTGCCTCACCCAAAGCCGTAGACGCATGGGTCAACCGCACCGCCGCAGACATCATGCGACTCCGCGGCCTCAACCCAAGCGCCGCGTTCAAGCTCGCGCGAAACCTGTGGAACCACCGCTTCTACGGCCGATCGGTGGCCATCACCCGGAGGCTGAAATCAGACGTGCGAGCCGAGCAACGCGACCGGCCTACACCCGCACCCCGGGCACCTTCCACCCAGTCTACGGACGACTTCCCAGAGGCTTGGTTGCAGCGACAGCAGGCCCAGAAACCCAATCCGCTCACCAAGCCCAAGGAATGGGCCAAAGACACCGGGGCAGGATCAGCCAGGCGTACCAAGATCCTCCGGGCACGCATGCCAACCGAATCAGAAATGGAAGCACGAGCCCGCACACTCGCCCAAGCCAAGAAACCAAAAACGCAGGGTGATGCCCACCACTGACCAGAACGCCGGCTGAGACAGAATGCAGGGGGAAGGCAGGGCGGACATCGGCACACAAGCACGCGAGCCCGCGCGGTTTGACCAGGCTTTCAGCCCACCTTGGGACCGCTTTCCAGTCCCAACGCACGGAAACGCCACAATCACGCCACAGAATCGGCGTAAGTGCCGCAATCCAAAGCACTTGCCACTATCTTAGAAGGCTATGACACGGGAAAAGACCCCCGGCAGGGGGGCAAGACGCCTGTCGGCAGCAGTTATCGACCCCCCTCCCTATCGCCCCGAAAAATTTCCCGGGGTGGTTTATGTCCAGCCTCGTCCGTCGTCTCGGCCGAACCAGTCTTGCTTGCGTGCTGGCTGACCGGAGTACTCGCGCCACTTGTCCATGAGTTTCTCGCGGTGGCGGTCTCGTGCTGAGGTTGCTGAGTCGGATTGGGCTCTGGCCATGGAGTTGCCGGTGAGGTCGCGGATGACGATTTCGAGGGCGTCGATGAGCCCGTCTTCTGGGAGGCACTTGCGGTCTTTGGTGAGGCGAGTGATTTGGTGTTGGAGGTCGTTGGTTGGTTCTTCGGCCGGGGGATCAAAGACTGAGGGGTCGAACACTGCGCGGTGGGCTGAGATGACTGGCTCAAGGGTCTGGATGATCCTGAGTTCCTTCTGCATGGTGGCGTGGTGGGGCACGACTGAGCAGTTCCAGCCGTTGGGGTAGGCTGGGTCCGTGCCGGCTTCGAGTGCGTGCCTGGCGATTGCACGCTCAAGGGCTTGGCGGTAGAGCCCATAGACATCGTTGTTGGTCTCAACGAGGACTTCGGCGGCGTTGTGGGTGCGGAGGGTGGAGGCGATGTAGTCGAGGGTGTTGTCGTCGGCGCCGCCTTGGATTCCCTTGGCGAACTTGACCCAGACGTTTCCGGCGAGGGCTGAGGCGATTGCAAGCCCTTGTTTGTCGGTGCCTACGCCCGAGGGGTCCAGCCCGGCTTTGGTGACTTCGTAGGGCGTCCAGGTGCCATCGACCATGATGGGGTGGTGGAGGCGGTCTTGGTTGAACCCAAGGGACTGGATTGCGGCCGCGGTGGAGCCGTTGTGGTTGGCGTGTCCCCATGCGATCGAGACTGGTGCCTTGTCGCGGTGGCAGGGGTAGACGATGAGATCAGCGAGCCGGAGGGGGTGGCGGTTGCTCTTGGCCAGGTCGGCGATGAGCATGAATTCCATGGCAAATTCGAGGTAGCCACCAGCGCGGCGGTCTGCGATTTCATGGAGGTTGAAGCGAAGCGGGCATGTGGGGTCGCCGGGTGCTGCGATGCCGCGGGTGAGGTGATCTTGGAGGAATGGTGCAAGACCGATGACCTTTTCGTCGTCGCGCGGGTAGACGATGGGGTAGGACTGGAACTTGAACCCTTGGTCGATGAGCTTGACGTACAGGGTCTCTTCGTGCTTGGGAGTTCCGACGACGACGATTTCAACCGGGTCAATGGTCTGGTTGTTGTCCGGGTAGAGGACGTTGGTGAACTCGTTGCAGAGGCGAAGAAGCTCGTCGCGTGCGTCTGCGGTCTTGGTGTTCTTCTTGGTTTCGCAGTCGTCGGGAATGATGGTGTGTGCGCGGTTGCCTTCGATCTGGCCGTCAACGCCGATGGCGGTGATGCTGGGCTGGCGGTGTTCGGTGGCTGGCCCTACGTCGATCTGGGAGGCGTTGTTGCGGCGCCATGTCTCGCCGTTGTCAACGGGGGTGAGGTCTTCGAGGAACCAGACCTTGGGGAGCCATGCTTTGATGAGGGCGACGGTCTTTTGGGCTTCGGTCTTGGACTTGCTGACGATGAAGACTTTGCGTTGTGGGTCGCGGCGGAGGCGGTAGGTGGCCAGGCAGGCGGTGACCTTGTGGGTCTTGCCTTCGCCGCGGAATGCGAGGACGCCGCGGCGGCGGGGCCCTGTGGCTGCCCATCGGCACATGTCGCGGGCTACGGCGTCGAGGACGCTGACACGATCGAGCTTTCGGTTGATCCAGATGGCGTGGACGAAGGTTTCGTAGTCGTCGAAGATCATGTCCATGAACGCGGCGGCGGTAGCGTCGTCTTCGGGCCGCTTGCGGGCGGCGGCGGCGAATTCGAGTTCGTTCATGCTGATTGAAGCTCGCTGGCGTGGTGCTTCATGGTGTCTCGGTCTGGCTTTCCGTCACCGTCGAACCATGTGACGTACAACCACGTTCGCGTGCCGTGGAAGTCGGTGTAGCTCTCGATGGCGGTGATCCGGCCCCGCGCGAAGCAATCGGTGTCGCGGTCGGCCGGGACGACGAGGCGAACGAAGTCTCCAAGATTCATGCGGCGTTTTCATCCTCTTCGGGTATTGGCGGCAGTTGGCCGCTGAGTCGGAGTTTGCGGTCTCGGATGGCGTCGGCGAGTTTGGCGGTGGAGGAGGTCGGTGTGACTTCCTTGGTGACGCCGAGGTTCTGAAGGCGCTTGATGGCGGCGTTGATCATGGCCGCGGACGGGGTGACGCGAACAGGCTTGTTTTCGGCGTCGAGGATGACGTTTCCCTCGGCGTCGGTGGCGGTCTGGCCGTTCTTGATGACATCGAGCAGCACGTCATCGACGGCATCGCTGAGTTCAACGTGTTTGGGATTGGTAGCCATGGTTTCAGTTGGGCGAGAGGGATTCGGGGACGAGCGGGAGCCCGGTGGTCTTGTGCCCAAGCCGCATCCAGAACAGGTTTTGGAACGGGGCGAGCTTCCAGGCGGATTGGGTGTTCTGCGTGTTCCATGTGTCGCCGGTTGCGGTGCCTCCGAGGGCGTTGTAGATGGAGTTGGATGCGGGGCCCACGAGGCGCATGCCGCGGCCGATGTCGCTGGCTACTGGTCCAAGGGCCGATTCAAGCTGCTGGGGATTGAAGTGGCGTGCTGCGGTGCCGCCGGTGATGTTGCCAGCGACGACGCCGGGCGAGAATGGCACGTTCATGTTGTCCAGGATGGCGAGCGGCCGCTGGAGCCAGCCGGAAAGGCCAGAGGTGTGCCATGCCCCGTAGAGCATCCCCAATGGCTTTTCTTCCCACTGTGCCGCGGTGTCTTCCAGCGTGCGGCGGCCTGAAAGGTGCTGCTTCACTGCGTCGGAAAGCGCCCCGAGCATGAGGTAGACGCCGACGTAGTAGGTCTGGTACTTGGCGGGCATCTGGGCCATGGCGGCAAGCCGCTGGTTTCCAAACGCGAGCCCGAAGGTCTGGAACTGGTTGAACATCTTGCCCAAGACGGGGTAGCGGGCCTGAAAGAGCGGGATGTCTCCGATGCCCGGGGTTACAACGAGGTAGCGGTTCACTTCGTTGGACATTCCGGCCATGAGGCGGAGTTTGTTGTTCGCGGAACTCGCGTCCCAATCGCCAAAGTTGGGCTTGACGAATCTGGTGTCGTCAAGGTACTCGGCAAAGGTCATGGCGCTGCTGATGGGGGTGTCGTCGCGAAGGAGTCCATGCTTGTAGACCTGCTGGTGATAGGCGAGCGCCGATTCGGTGTTGAAGCCCATCTTGTTGAGGCGGGCAAGGTCGTAGGCTCCAGTTGCTCCTGAAATGCCTACCTGCTTCAACGCGGCTTTCTGGGCCGCTTCGTCGGGGTCAACGCCTGCTGCTTGGGCAGCCTTCAAGAGCTTCTTGCTCATCTTGGTCGCCCAGTTGATGGTGACGGTTCCGGCAACCCGTTTCTGTGCGTTGGTGACCCAGTTGGTTTGATTTGCCTTGGCCATCAAGTTGGTCATCTGGTCGGTGCCTGCGTCGATGGCACCAGTGATCTTCTTGAGCGTGGAGCCGTCGATGCCGATGCCGCCTGATTCGAGGTCGATGTCGCCGATTTGGCGGCTACGGATCAAGCCGTCAAACCCCGCATCAATGGCGTGCAGGTCGTCTTTGGCCATGTTGCGAAGGGCAAAGAGCGCGTCTATGAACGGTCGCCACTGGCGAGGACTCATGACGGCGTTGAGGCTCATGGCGGCAAAGTCGTTGATGGTGTTGAGGCCCGCCCCGCCCATCTTGTTGGTGAAGTTGAGCTTGAGCAGTTGGCGACCCACGAACGACGCGCCCGGAAGCAACTGGTTGTCGGCGGTGACTGCGGCGTTTCCGGTCAGGGCGTCGATCATCCCCTTCATGTCGCGGTGGACGTTGGCCCGCATCTTCTCGAGCGCGAGCCGCGTGTCGGGTGCGATCATGTCGTTGTTCTTGCCAAGCCGGGCCAAGAGCGAGTCGATGAGATCGGTCGAGAACTTGAGCAGGTCTTCCTCGGTCCTGATCGGAGAGCCGTCCGAGAGGGTTCGCCCCTTCATGGTGTCACTGAGTTGGATGGACTTGCGGATCGAGTAGCGGCCTTCGATGGCGTGATGCGAACGCTCGATAAGGCGGTCAACGTCCTGCTCCATCCACCTGTTGAGAACCGTTTCGTCAACGCCCTGCATCTGGCGTGCTGCGAGCTGGCGTGAACCTTCGGCGTTCTTGCCCGCGATGGCCTGAAATGCCCCTTGGGCCTTGCCGCGGTAGTAGGCTGTCAGTTGCTCGCGGTAGGCGTCCTGCAGCGCGGAGGGCAAGTTGCCTTCATCCATGTTGGCAACGGCTTCGTGCATCACCTGCGTCTGAATGTCGGCGGCGGTGCCCTTCTTGTTCTGTGCGGCCTTGGTGAACGAGAAGTTGGGATCCTTGGCTTGGATGGCTTTCTCGAGCGCATCGCGGTCAAGTTTCTCGGCGACGCTGGCGAGCATGGGCCGCTGGTCCGGGTTCGTGACGCGGGTGCCCGATCGGTCAAAGTTGTCGTTGCTGTGGAAGGCGGTTTCGAGGTCTTCGGTGAACGCGGTTTCGTTGCGGCGGATGGTCCACACGTCGTAGGTGCGGGGCAGGTACCAGTCCTGCATGTCGATGTTTCGCTGAAGGGAGCGAAGGCGATCGGAAAGTGCGGACTCTCGCTTGGACGATGACGCCAGCCAGCTTTGGAGCTTGGCGACCCGCTGAGGGTTGGGGATCATCTTGGCCTGCTCGGCGGCGAGTGCTTTCTGGTGCTTGACCGTCAGAGCGGCGCGACGGTTGAACAGGTCGGTGACTTCCTTCAAGGCCGCGTTGGTGTCGGGGAGCATCCCGACTTCAATCATGCGGTCCCGCTGGGCGTTGAAGTGCTTCTTGAGGTGGTCGGCAGCCTGGACGATGGCCGGGTCAACATTGGGCGGGATTGGCCCGTCGTGGCCCGCGGCGCGTGCGTTCATGGCCCGGTAGTAATCGGTGACGGCATCCTTGAATGCCGAGTACCCGAACCGCGAACTGATCTTGGTGTTGCCGTATTCAATCACATCGCGGCCGGCGCGGCGGGCGGAGTTGTAGGTGTCGATGAGTGCCAGCCGCGTCATGTCCTTCTGGTGGGCGACAAGGCCCTTGATGGCCTCTGCGGCGGTGGGGCTCATGTGCGTGAACGGGGCAACAGCGTTGCCGCGGGTGACGGTCTGGACGCTGCCCGCGATCGTGCGCATGGTCTCCTGAATCTGTGAGACGATGGCGTCGGGGATCTCTGCCGATGGCGTGATGCCTGAGACGCGGCCTGCGGGCGTGATGGGGTTGATGAGACCCATGCCCTTGCCTGCCGCGGCGGTGGTGATGTTGGAGACGATGCCCTGATCGAGTTCCGCGGCGGTGGCGGCGGTGTTGAACGCGGGCGTGCTGGTGAGCGTGCGAACGTGCTGGATGAGGTCGTTGTATCCCTGCAACGGGTGCTCGACTTCGTTGAGGGGCGTGTTCGCGGCCTTGTACTTGGCGCGGATGTCGTCGATGGCTTTGGAGACTTCGGGCGTCGCGTTGTTGAGGACGTAGAGCGTGCGGTGCGGGTCGGGCACATCGGCCAGGAACGGGAGGTAGCCGTTGTCAAGCTCGTGCTTTACCGCGTCGTCGAGCGTCATGGTGGGGACGGTGGGGCCGGGCTTCTGCGGCGATACCTTGGGCTTGCTGCTGGCAAATGGGTTGAAGACAACGCCAGGCCGCGAGGTTGATGAGCCGAGCCGGTTGCGGGACGGTGCCGCGCCGCTGATGTCGGGCTCACCCGTGAACGCGAGCGGCGGTGCTTCTGGTGCAACAGCATCAAACGGCGGGGCATCGGGTCCGGCGTCAACCGGATCGGGCTCGGGCCGCTGAGCAAGCACGCCGTCTGGCACTTCATCGAGGGCCGCGTTGGGTGCGGCGTCCATCACAGGAGGCGGTACGGGCGTCTCTGCCGCGTCCACCACCACCGGGGCGACTTCTGCTGGCTTGGGGCGAACAGCCGCTTCCCGTGCCATGGGCGTGCGGTCGCCGATGGTCTGTGGAATCTCGGCTTTGGCAAGGTCGTTGATGCCCTTGCGGACCATCTGCATGCGCCGCGTGCTCGGCATGCTCTTGGCGTTGTTTCCGATCGCATGGGTCAACCATCCAACGCCGCCGCCAAAGACCGCGCCGCTCATGCCTGCTACGAAATCGTCGCCCATGCCGGGCTCGTTGGAAACCGGCTGAACTTGGTTCTGGAGCAGTTTGGACGCAAGGTTGGATGCCGCACCGATCGCGGCGGCTTTGGCAACAACACCCAGCGTAGAACGGGCAGCGGTGACCCCAAGCGACGCGCCGCCCGTGAACGGCGCAGCTGCCATCGTCGCCACGTTGATTGGGTCGGCAACGCCCGCGACAAGTTGCAGCATGAACGGGGCTGATGAGTTGGCGACGGTCTGTGAGTCACGAACGAACTCCTGCCCGAGCGAAAGTTGCGCCTCGAACTCTTCCATCGAGCCAGCATTGTCGAACTGGCCTCGCTCGATCAGGAACTGCACCATCGGATCTGACGCGAGCCGCGGGGTCTTGCGGATGTGCTCGAAGGGGTTGAAGTTGGGATCGTCGTTGAAGCCGGGCGAGTAGATCCAGTCGCCGATGCCCTTCCACGTCGAAATGCCCGCCGCGGCGACCCACGCGCTTTCCTTGTTGAGCGGCTTTGGTGCCGGAGTCTCGACGCCCACGGGCGGGCGGGTCTCGAACATCGTGTCCACGCCGCTTGGGATTCGATCTGCCTCGGGCGGTGCGAAGGTGATGGGCATTATCGTGCCAGGTGCTTTCTCAGCATCTCGCTGTTGGTTTGCTGGGCCTTGATGAGTAGAGCCTTGTCGTCGGCGATGTACTTCTCCCTGACCTTGGTTGCCTCGATGGTCTTGGCCTGCTGGTCAAGGTTTGGCGTCCAGACAACGGTGTTGCCCTGATCGTCGGTCAGGAACGAACCGTCATCGAGGATGTAGCCCCACCCGATGCTCTTGCCCGATGCGTAGGGCCGCATGGTGACGACGTTGGACGGCTGAATGGGCAGGCCCTTGGACGTGATGACAGTTGCGAGGTCGGCTTGTGCTTCGGCCTCGAACCCGTCAGACCATCGGAACTGCTGCGGAAGGCGAGCGCCGCCCGGCGTGGTGACCGGCTGCACGCGGATGGTGCCGTTCCACGGGACGTACTCGTAGGAATCCTTGATCTTGGTTTCGGCGTACTTGGTGGCCTTCTCCATCGCCTTGTCCTTGGGCTCCGAAAGCCGTGCCATGGCGAAGTAATCGCGGAAGTGCTGCTGGGCCCTGCGGTCGGCCTGGCCAGCAAAGTCGGTGAGGTCGGTGTCCGGGTTGAGGTCGTCGAACCCAAAGAGCGAGTCGATTGCCCACGGTGGCCGGCTGTTGTTGAGCACCGTTCTGGAGACCGCCCCCAGCGTGATTGCCTCGTTCTTGAGCAGGCTTTCCGCGGTGGGCGGGGTCGCCATGTCGGGGTTGTCGCGCAGTTGGCCTTCAAAGGTCTTGATGCGAGTGATCGCCGCCTGATTGATCGAGTTACCGCCCGCGTTCTCGGCCTCCATGCGGGCCTTGAGCATAACTGCACGTTCGATGGGGTTTCCCGCATCACTCACGAGGTCGGCCCATGCCTTGGAATCGCTCTCGGCGACGTAGTTGATCGTCGATGCAGCCGCCGACACTCGCGACGGTTCCGCGCTGGCAAGGTTGCCGACGATGGCTTGCCGGATCTGGGCAGGAACGAACCCGGCCATCACGACCGCACTGGACAAGCCCTGCGGGTTGGTGATGGCGTTCGTGCCGTCGATGAAGCCCGCGCCGGTGGGGCCCACAATCTGGGTGAGTGCCGACCCGTGCTCGGTCTCGGTCAGCACCCCGGTTCCACCCGTGAGCACTTTGGTAACCATGCTCTTTGCCGCGGCACCCTTGACCTGTTCACGGGCCCGCGTGATGAGAGCGTTGCGGGTGTCCTGGCTGATGTAGTTGGGGTCGTTTGGATCATTGCTGAGCTTCGCGTATTCGGCGCGAAGTGTCTCTTCGTCGATGATCCCGTCGGTGACGGCGTTGCCAAAGGTGGAAGTGATTCGTTCGTGGGCGAGATTGCGGGCGGTGTTGACACGCTCGCGAGCGTCGGATGGCGACAGGGTGCCGGCTGCAACCAGTTCATCGGCCTTGGCCTTGACGTTCTCGAACGGGGCCCCGGCGTAGTTGAGTTGGTCGATCTGGTACTTGGCCGCGTCCTCGATGGCCTTGGTCTTTCCCGCCGCGGCGATGGTCAACGAACGGTCAACCTCGGCCATTTTCTCGGTGTAGGGGCGCGAGAGAGCCCCCTTGAGTTCTGCGACGCGGGCTTGGTTGCCCTGCTTGGCTGCGGCGTCCATCGCCGTCAGAACAGCCGCGTCAAACTCCTCAGGCTTCATGCCGATGGAACTGAACGCGGCCTTGGCCTCGCCGACATCCTTGCCGCCGACCATGGCGCTGGCGAAGCTGTCAACGGTGAAGACCTTGGCATCGTGGCGGGTCTGGTCGAGCGTGGCGTAGGCCGCCTTTACCAGCGTGTTTCGGGCCGCTTTGGTGAACCCTTCCGAGTAGTAGAAGTCAGAGCCGGACGTTTCCTGTGCGAGCAGGTCGTCCACAAACTTCTCGGGGTCTCCGTTGCCCTTGTAGGTCATGCCGACCTGATCGACGAGCCGCGAAAGCGAGTCGTTGGCGTTCTGGACACCCTCACCAAAGATCGAAGTGTTTTCGGCCTTCTGCCAAGCGTCGGAACCGACCGCTGGCCCGTTGGCCTCTCGTTCCCGCGTTGCCTCGTTGGTGGCCCGCTCAAGGTCGGCGAGCTTCACGGCCTCGTTGTTGTCGATGGCCGAAAGGGCGGACTCGAGCGCGGGCGACGGCACAAACCCGCGCCGCTGCATGACGTAGGCCCGCTGTTCTTCTGGGCTCTTGCCGTCGAGCGACATATCGGCCAGCGACGAATGGAAGCCCTTGATCGTGTCGGCTTCCTGCTGACGCTTGGCCGCGCGGTCCTGCCGGCGACCTTCGGCAAGGATGTTGGCCGTCTGTGCCGCAAGCCCAAGAGCACTTTCCAAAGACTGGAAGATCGAGGCGCCGGCGTTCGATGGAACCGCCTTCACAAGACCCGGTGCATCGAGCGATTCGGTGATCCCGACCGATGGGGCTTCGGGGCGGTAGCGAGATGACATGCGGCTCATTATTCGTTCCACTTCTTGATCGCCTGGCCAATCGAGAGCCCGGTGTTGACGCTGCCCAGGTAGGCTGGCAGCAGGTTGGCGACGGCTGCGGTCTGACGGTTGCTCACTTCGGCCATGTCGGCGGCGTACCCGCTCTGGACCCGCGCGTACTGGTTGCGTGTGTTCTGGTCGATGATGCCAAGGTTGACCGAGTTCTCGTAGTCGGCCTGATTCAAAGCGGTCTCAAACGAACCCGAATCCGTGTCCAGACCCGCCGCCGCGGCAAGCACCCGCAAGCGACCCTGAACCCGCTCCTTCTGGATGATGGCCTTGGACTTTTCGAGCTTGGCAGCTTCCGCAAGCTGCCTCTTCTGGGCGATGGCCGCGTTCTTGGCGTTGTCGCCCGCGTCGCTTGCGGCCTTGGCCTGCTGTGCTGCCGCGCCCGACGCTGCCACTGCGCCAGCGATCGCAATGCCGATTGCCGCCGTTTCTGCTCCCATTAGTGCAGCGCCTCCGATTGCTCGTGGATGATGTCGATGCCTGAAATAACCATGGGCTTGGGGCTGGTGTCGCTGATCGTGAAGCGGTTCTTCTCGCCGTGACCAAACACCCACGCGATGTACCGCCCAAAGTTGCTCACGAGGGTTCCAGTTGGCGGGGCAAAGCTCTGTGCAACGTTGCCCATGGCTGATGGGCGAACGCATGTCACCGTGTAGGAGCCTGCCCTGCGGTGCGCGATTGCAAGCCGCTTTACCACTGCCACCGGGGCGATGACGTTTCCCTCACGTGATCGGCAGAACGGTTGCGAAAGCTCAAAACTGGCCGCGTACTTGCGGCCGATCGTGACCGCGATGGCCGAGTAGTCGCCCGTCACGCGAACCGTCGATGAAGTTGGCCGGGTGGGCGTAAGCGGAACACCGTCGTTGGCTCCGCTGGCAGGAACCACACAGTCAATCGTGCTGTCGGTGAACGGAAGTGTCCACGTGGTTGACCCTGCTGAAAACGTCCCCGTTCCGCTCGCAAACTCAACCTTGCGGTCCAGATAGAGCAGGTATTGGGAAGTGGCCATTAGAAAGTGTCGCTCGTGACCTCGAAGGAAAGAACCTCGATGAAGTACTGACCCGCGGACTCAACCAGCATGTAGACCGCATTGCGGATCGGGGCGAACCCGCTGATGCGGTAGGAAGTGTCGAACGTGTAGACCGTCCAGCAGGACTGGTCCTTGTTGTTGCCGTTCCAGTGCCCGCGGTAGACGTAAATTTTGTGGTCGTCGGCCGTGCTGTCGGGAAGGCACAGAACCACCCCTTCCGTCTCCACTGTGCACATCTCGCGGATGGACAGAGGAACCAGAGTCGGGCAATGGACCGTGATGTCTGTGGCGGTGTTGTCCGAGAAAATCTGATCGAAGTAGTACTCGTTGATCTGGGCGTAGGAACCCCTCTCACTGACGTAGTACATGCGGTTTCCGAGTGCTGTCGGCCGCGTGCTCCAACACTGAGCCCGAATGGATTGGGTTGACCGCAAAGACGTGAAGGTCAGGGCGTCGGTCCACGTCACGTTGTAGTGCTCACCCGAGAAGGTGAACGCCAGAATGGACTCGCGGTAGAGCACGATGAAGTCGATCTGCACCGTTCGCTGCCCGGTAAGCGGGGCGACAATCGGGTCAGAATCAACCGGGTTCGAGTAGGTCTCGGCGTACAGGTTGAACAGGTCGCCCGCCTGCGAGAAGACAAGGTAGTTCCCCATCGCCAGGCAGAACCGATCCTGCACGAACAGCACGTCGCGGACCTTCAAGCCGTCCTGAATGGGCTGAGGGGCTTCGTTGGTGACTTCATCGCCACTGAGCCGGTAGTTCCAGTCGATGGTGTCGCACGAGAACAGAGCACGGGCGGTGAATGTCCCGCCCGTCGCTGCGCCGCCCGAGAGGTCAAGTCCAGTCTTGAATTGTGTTGAAGACACGACCTCCGTGACGGTTCGCTCCGCATTGATCGTTCCGGGGCTTCCGCCCGTCGCTCCGGCGACAGTCACCTTTTGGCCGACAACAAGACCGTGTGCAACGGGGCTGCTGTGGATTGAGTCTGCAGCGCCGGACGCTCCGGTGAGTGCCCGAGCCGGGTAGACGGCCGGATTCGTGCGGACCAGCTTTAGGGGCATCGACGCCGGATTGGGACGTGCTTGAGACTGGTTTGGGGCGGGTTTTTCGGTCCAGCGAGAGGAAAGAGTCTGCGTGGTGCACGGGGTTCCGCCCGAGCCCGCCGTGGACGTTCCTGAGAACAGAAACGGCCTGCCGGCTGTCGTGATGTCGAAGTATCCGGTGGGCGGGGTCGATACTGACCGGATCACCGAATCGGTGCCCTTATATGGGCTAGTGATGACGAAGTACCCGCCCGTTCCGCTCTCTCGCCATGCAACCAAGCCGTTGTCGCATCCGGCCCTTTGGAGCCCGGTCTGGATCTTGCTGGCGATGTCGTAGAGATCGACAGGCGTGAGCCCCGCATCGCTGTCGAAGTTGAAGATCACATCGTACTCGATGCCGATGCCGTTGACGACGACGTTGGCCGCCGCGGCGAGTACACAGGTTCCGCGGGCCGTGATGGTGATTTGGTCGTCGCTGTCGCGCGAAACGATGGTGGCCCAACCCGCCGTGACGCCAGTGCCAGATACCACATAAATCATGTCACCGGCAACGAGGGTGTATGACGTGAACGCCCCAACCTTGGTGAGCGTGTAGGTGGACCCCGAGACAAGAACTGTGGTGCATGACGCATGGCTCGCTGCAAGCCGCTGGAAACCGATCCGAAACCCCATAGGGTTGCTGGCCGCGTCGTTCCAGTTGGCACTCGTCGAGAGGTAGGCGTTGGATGTGATCGTGGGGAACTGGTACGTTCCGAAGGTCTGTGAGCCGCTGCTGTAGTAGTAGTACCCGGCCGCGGCGGTGTCGCTGTTCGTGAGCGTGTGGTGGTAGGTGTTGTTGCTCTGCGCCGAAGACACCATGGTCTCGTAGGTTTCCCACGTGCTGGTGACGGTGTAGTCGGGCGATGTGGAAAGACTGGTCGCAAAGCTGGTGTTGACGATGATCGTGTAGTCGGCGACCGTGATGAGCCTGATCTGCTCGCCGACAGCACCGTTGGTGAGGTAGCTGGTCGCGTCGCTGCTGTGCGTCACGGTGGCTTCAAGCAGGTCTGGGGGCTGGATGCCAAGTTCGGTGAACACGCGAATCGCACCGTCGCCATAGATCACGAGATATCGTTCGTTCTCGTCGCGTTCAATGGTGTGCAGACGTGTATCGACGCCCGCAGTGATGCCCGTGAGGAGCTTGACGTACTTTGTCGGGGGCCGCTTGCACGCCCCATAGAGCACCGTGAAATCGACGTTGTTGGCGTCCTGAACCTGATTGGGAAACCGGATGTTGGCTGGCTGCTGGCTGATCCCGCCCGTGAGAAGCGGTATGGGGAGCGTCAGTTCATCCGTTTGGTTCATTGCTGCTGGCCGCCTCCGCTACCAACGCCTGCTGTGGGGAGCGGCTGCTGATTGACCATCGGGTTGTAGAGCGGAAGAACAGGCCGCTGGCAGATGGATTCAGCCTGGCGGTACTCATCGAGCAAGAGGGCATCCTTGATGGGGTTGCCCTTGCGCTCGCGGTGGAAGTCGCGCTTGGCTCGCTTCACGATCAGGTTTTGAATGTCGAGCGGGATGGTGCTGAACTCGTGGATGGTGACCACATCAAAGAAGTAGTCGCCCGCGGTGAGTGTGGCCGAATCAAGCTCAAGGTCATACCCGGCGCCGGAGCGAAGGTCGATCACCTTGCGGGCGGAGGGGCCCACAGGCACCACCCGAATGACGCTGCTGCCGAACGTGAGAACGGTCGTGACGACGTACTTCTTGGCAATGGCGGTGTTGAACCTCCAGCCGCGAAGCAACTCAAACTCAATGGCGCGGTCAAGGATGAACTCGGCGGCCCCCGCGGCGGTGCTGCCGTAGGTGAGGGTCGGCCACGTTCCGGTGGAGTCGAGGGCCGCGATTCGATCTTCGCTGATCGCCTCCAAGACCTCGTTGACGGCGGCGAGCTTTGCCCGCGAGTACGCTGCCATTACTCGTCACCTCCGATGAAGACCTTGGCATTGACGGTGGTGAGGCCAGCGGGAGCGATCAGGCGGACGCCGAAGACCTCGCCAGCCTTGAGTCGGATCGCCCCGGGGAAGCTGTCGTTGCCCTTGTTGGCGTCCACGTACTCGCTGCGGACGATGACCTCGCCGCCAGAGGGGGGCGTGCCGGTGTAGTTATTCTGGGCGGTGGTCGCCGGGCTGCCGTCGTCCTGGCGGTCGGCGTTGACGGCGGTGACGGATGCCGAGCCGGTTCCGTCGGTGGTCCAAGTGACGTACTCAACCGTGACTGCCTTCTCGGTTGCTGCGCCGCCACCTTCAAAGCTGACCTCGATGGCGGTGAGGACGATGCCAGCGGCGGACGGTGCCTTGACCGCGAGGGGGATCACCGTCGCTGATGCAGCGAGGGCGATTGCGCCGGAGTTGAATGCAAACTTGCGACCTGCCATGGGTGAGTTCCTTAGTCTGGGATGATGGTGAGGATGTATGCACGAGGGCCCGGATTGGCCGGGCTGCTTGCGCTGGTGACGGTGGGATCAACAACCAGCGGAGGGGCTGTTGATGTGGCAACGTCGCCGGGCTTGGGTGGTCCAGAAATCCACGTTCCAAAGCCTGTCGAGAACGATGCTGCCCCGAACGGAAGCGGGATGGTCGAGAACGCGCCTTGGCGGATCTGCTTCCACCTTCGGACCAGCTCTTGTTCCTGCGCGACTGGATGTGGACAGCATGAGAGGCGAACAATCTCGCCCGTGCCGCCAGCGTCGATGGTCGCGATGGCGCCGGTACAACTCATGCAACCTCAACCGGGACGATGGCCCCGTTGGTGACGCGATAGCCGCGGACCTTGATTGCGTCCAGCGTGGCAAGGATGTCGGTGTCGCGCTTGTCCTCATCCTCGCGGACGGCCATGCCCCACGCGAGCGTCTTGCGACCCTCAAGGTACGGGTGCCTATCCCGCGTGCCGAACCTCGTCAGATTGAACTCGACCGCGGTGCAAGCGACGATGTACTCCTGAATCAACTGCGGGATGCAGTGGAATGAGTATCGCAGCGTGTAGGCGACCTTGAGCGTCGAATCGAACTCGTTGGTGTTGTCGTCGAGGTTGAACAGGCTGTCGCCGAGTACGGTGACGTTGGTGCCTTGATCGTCCGCGTCCGTGTCAATGGTGATGACGCCGGTTGGCACGGCGATGTGATCGTTCGCGTCCGGGGTCAATTCAACGTCGTTGCGGGTGTTGTAGTGCCACCCAAGGGCCTGCACGTCAAGCTCGCACTGATCGAGGCACCGTTCCGCTTCCGCCGCGGGAGACGCGCCATCGGTGTCGAGTGCCTTCACGCGGTCTCGCCCGACCGCTACCAGAACACGGTTCACAGCGTCAAGTTTGGTCATGGGTTATCACCACTGACGATTGCGGGGGGCCTTGCTCGATGCAACGAATCCGCGGTTGGGAATGAGCACGCCAGCCTCGTATCCGTTGGCCCGCAAGCCTTCCTCCCACACCAGACGCCAGAGCCATCGGTTCATGGAATGGCTGTTGTGTACGTTGTCCAATCCCGTCGTAGTCGGTCCGGCCCCGCTGGACGCGACCGATCCGACCGCGCTGGACACGGCCCAGGGCATGACCCGCGTGAAGTCGCCGGTTCCGTCGTCGGTCAGTTCGAGCAGGTCGATGTACGATGCTCGCGACCCAAAGTTGATCGCGGCTTGACGCACGGTCTTCTCGCAGTTGCGGACCTGTGTTTCCGTGAACGACGTGTACCGCTTCTCGCAGTTGACCAGAAGGTACAACGGCTGATCGGACCCGAGTGCCGCGGCGTTCGTGTCGTGGAACTGCATGATCTTGGAGAGCACGTCCAGCATGAGCGCCGAGATTCCGGACGAAAGCTCCGACGCTTCGGAGCCACCGATGTTGTGACTCGTGTAGATGATGATTCTGTTGGGGTACGCCTTCGACCCGCCGTTGCCGCACAGGGCGGACAGATAAGCTCGCGAAATGGCGACAGAGCAATAGGGATCGGGAGCCTGCTCGTTGGCACTCAGGCCAGAGATCAGCACGCCACCAGCCATGTCGGCGTTGGTGATGCCCAAGCACGATGCGTGCATCATGTCGTAGAACGAGCCCGTCGCCATCATGGCGAGCGTGGTGCCGTCGATGCAAGTGCCGGACGAGTCGCGGAACGCACGTGCTCCGGTGATGAACATTTGCAGGTTGGCCGGCGTGCCCGCGACCGATGCAGGGTTGATCAACCACATGCCAGCAACGCCCGGACCCGCACCACAGTCAACATCGGTGTAGCGGCAGCCGGTGCCAGCCGCGGCGTCGAAGTTCACGTCCTTCACGGAGTTGCCAAAGCCTGCCGCGGCGATTGTCCCGCCGACATAGGTAGTGTTGTTCGCCGCGGGCGTGGTAGTGCGGTGCATTTGTCGGATGGCGCGGAGCCGCATGTCGGTTGGGCCGGTTGTGGCCGTTCCACTCGTGCCGGGATTGGTGCCAGTCCTCGTCGCGGTGAAGATCATCCGCATGGTGGTCTGCTTCCCGCTGAACGGATCGCCAGAGAACCCCATGCCGGGAGGCTGGTTGAGCGTGCTCAGCGGACCCTGCATTGTGTGTAGGGCGTAGGCCGTCGCTACGACGCCATTGACGGAGAATCCAGCCTCGGCGTTGTCATACACCGTTCGACCCGTGCCGGTGGCGGCGTAGTAGTCTGCGAACGGGTTGGGAGAAATGCCGGTTTCGCGCGAGACGTTGGCGTACCCGCCGCTGAGGGAACCGCCAGAGTGGTTGCCGCCTGGGGCGCGGAGAAGGTTCGTCGGCGTGCGGGTCCACCCCGCCGCGCTGTTGAAGCCAACGACGTTGTACTGAGGAAAGAACCGGCTGTAGGCGTTCGTGAAGCCACACGAACCAAAGCCCACAATGCCGCCCGAGCCGTCGGACAGGTTGGGAATGTCCCACGATTGAGCAATTGCCGAAATCACGTTGGAGCGGTCGGTTGACCCGTCGTCTGCACTCATGGAGTCGTACCCGACCAAGACGCGATTCGACTCGCCGCTGTCATAGAAGGGCTTGAAGAACCTACCGGCGTTGTAGTGCGGCATGGGGCGTGTTCCTTTGTACTTGGTGCCAACTCAAACGATGCTGACCATGAGCCCGGCGAGTGCCGTGGAGCCAGATCCAACGGTGTGGGCCGATTCAATGCCGACAAGAATCTGGTTGTTGCCAAGCCGATCAAACACGTCGTTGTTCGGGTCGGGAGTGGTGTACTTCAAAGTGCCGTCGCTGGCGTCGTTGGTGACATCGAACGCGGGGGACCGCGCCGTAGCCCCGGAGCGATTGGTCAGGCGTCGCCACGCACCCGTCACGCCGCTGGCGACATACCGGCCAAAGACGACATAGGTTCCGCCAGCAGGCAGCGTAGCGGCCGCGTCGTAGTACGCCGAGAATACCAGGTTCGTGCCCTGCCACGGTTCAATCGTGATGATGTGGCGAGATTCTGCGGTGATCGAAGCGGTTGGTGTGCTGATCGGAGAAGCGTCTGCCGACGCGAGCCCGCCAGCGTCGATCGCGGAGACGTAGGGACCAACAAGGGTGGACACGAACGTCGGGTTCCCGCGGTCGTAGTTGGTCGCGATCGTCTTGTCTGTTCCAATAGCCATGAGTCTGTTCCTTTGTTGTCCGCCATCATCCACCAATCACATAAGCACCGCCGCCGCCGCCCGATGACACTTCGCTCACCAGAGGAAGGATCGAATACATGCGGTTGGATGTGTCAGTCCAAGCACCGCC